CTCTAAAGGAACAGGCACTCAATCATATAAATGATGCAAAAACTGTGTCTGAGCTTAACGAGCTTAACAAGAAGCTCAATGCCTCAAAGAAGCTGACAAATGACGAGAAGACCGACCTTTCCGCAATTATTATGAACAAGCTCGACAAACTTGACCCTCTAAATGACTAATATGGCTGATAAACAATTTCCCGAAGGCTTTTTCTTTAAAGATAAGCACCAGAACGCACCTGACTTCGTAGTAGGCTCAGTATCTATCAAAGTAGACGAGGCCGTAGCATACCTCCAAAAGAATAAAAACAATGGTGGGTATGTAAACCTCACATTGAAAACAGGCAAGAGTGGCAAGCGATATTTCGAGCTTGATACATGGGAGCCTAAAAAGAAGGAGGCCGAGCAGAAGACTGAAACTGTAGAAGACACGGCAGACGAAATAGACTTCTAGCCATGGAAATCCCTCAAGCTACCCTAGACCTGTTAAGGAAGTTTGAACTGACAAAAGAGAAAAAGTTTCACAACTTCCAAATTGTTGGAAAAGTGATTAGTGATTGGTGCGGTACGCCAGCCTACTACCTATTCTCTATCTATGACCACGCAAAAATAAAGGAAGCCTTCTTTATCATAGAGAAGAAAAGAATACACAGCTTGCCGTATATGATTGGTGTGATTAAAAAACTTAAATAACCATTATGGAGAAAAAAACAAAACAAATAGTATGGATGACTTGCCAGTATTGCAAAAAAAAGTCACCTGATGTTGATGAATGTGTAGACGCATATGCACGAGAAATATGTGATAAACCAGAAGCAACACATATAGCATGTGACAAGTGTGACCACGAGCAACGCATGGATATCTAGCCCATTACAAGTAACAGTCCCTTAATAACAAAACTATGCCTAAAACAACATCGCTCATCAAAAGCATCGAATCGTACATGAGAATGCACCGCCGCTGGTTACATGGTGAAGAAATAACAAAATACGCTCAGTCATTAGGATACGAAGGCGAAACTGGGCGGAGAAGAATTCGAGATCTAATGAAACAGGGTATCGTCGAGACACAATCTCGTAAAGGTAAGCGTACTCGTTCTAACTGGTATAGATTTGTAAGATAAATGGCAAAACAATTCATGGGTCGATACACCGAGACTGGTATAGATTTCGGTGAAAATAGGGAAAAGGTAAAGCATCACGCCAAGCATAATATCGGTAAACGTGTACTTTTGACTGATTTAGAGCCTGAGAGTAAAGATGCAAGAGGTTTCTTTGAAGGGGCAGTTATTCCTCTATGGGTGTATCTTGATGGCTACGACCACACCGATAGCGTAAAGCAAAAGCAGTATCACGAGATAGTTAAAGACGAGTTTTGCCCCGAAGTCCTCATTGTAAATGGCAAACAGAAGATTAAAGGCGGCTCTACAAAAGGAAAGTTAAGCGGCCAGAATGGCATCACGAATAAGGTCATAGACATGCTAGAAGAACAATATGGCATCGACCGGACAGTTGTGCTTATGCCAGACAAATACAAATTATGGAAAGATACTATATTCCCGTATGAGGGTGCGGACAACTATATTGACTATTTGGTAGAAACAAATCAATTAGCACGCGCTAAACACGATTAAATGCCCCAAAAAAAGAAGTGTGTTGTGTGTCACAAAATACTCGATAACTATAAGAAATCTCGCTACTGTAATTCTATCTGCCGCAACGCTGACTATACAAAGGTATACATGCCTAAGCCTAACAAGGCTACGATTAAGAATAAGCCGAGAGCGAGATTCTAGTGTGGTATGATTATAGGAGATGAAGACAATAAAGAAGCCGAAGAAAAAGACTCCCGCTCAACTTAAAAAGAAACTGTGGGAGTTATGCAAGCAAATTACTCGCGCTCGGTATCAAAAATCTGATGGAACTTGGGATTGCTTTACTTGTGGACGGCTTATAGACGACCCTGCCAAGGCACAGACCGGACACTTCATTGCTTCTGGCACATGTGGAGCGTTTCTACGGTACGACTTACGCAATCTTAGGATACAAGACTACTATTGCAACATAAACCTTGGGGGCAATGGCTCGTCATTCTATAGAAATCTCGTAGAAGAAGAAGGTCAAGAATATGTAGACCAGCTCTTTAGAGACAAACAAAAGGTAATTAAAGCAGACGTTATCTTTTATCAGTCTAAAATAGACGAGTACGAGAAGTTACAATAATACGTTGGTATATAATGGTGTAGTTTTCCACAGCTAGAAAAGTAGTACATAATGAGATACAATAATCCTATGTTCAAGAAAAGAGAGCGCATGAAGGTCGCATCAGTTCGTTTATCAGAAAAAGAGATAGTGTCAATTAAAAAGGCCGCGAAACGTTACAAGATTACTCCAAGTGTGTATAAGCGAGGTTCTATTATCAAACAGCTCGTAGCAGACGGGTTTAACGTACAGGAATAATGTCATACCGCAAGACTAAACTTTACCTCCGTAAAAGCTCCCCGTTAGACCGTAAAGACATCATACAGAAATTCGCCAATTGGGAGGCTGAAAAAGACGAGCTACACAATCCTTCGTTTATCGCTCCAAAACCCCGTAAAAGCGACTGTAGGGCCTCACAACTACGTCCTAGCGTTGGATTATGGAACATGTTTGCTTATAACGTAGAAAGTTTCTTTATGGAACTTAGGCCATAGTCATGAAAAACCCCGATAATCAAGCATTGTTAGTAATGATAGCTATTGGGGCTGTGCTTATTGTAATTATTTACGCACTTATTTAACCGAAATCACGAAGTAATCCCCCACACTCATATGAAACTCGAACAACAAGTTACATCGCTCGAAATCTCTAAGCGTCTCAAGGAGCTAGGAGTGAATCAGGAGAGTTTGTTCAAATGGAATTTTCCTCTCAAGACAAAAGACGAAAAAGAATATGGCTATCCTGATTCGGAATTTGAGCCGAGACTTTTTACTGAAGAACAATGGGAATTGTATGCGGAAGATTACAACCCACCTGTGAGTGTTATGTATTCCGCCTTCACCGTCGCCGAGCTTGGGGAGATGTTGAAAAATACAGGTTATCAAAAAGACGGGAATGGTTATTTCCGAAACACATTCTGGTTTAAGGATGCTTGGTATTCCTCGATGGATACTGACAATAAAACCCCCGCCATTACTGCCGACACCGAAGCCGACGCTCGCGGGAAAATGCTGATCTACTTGCTGGAAAATAAACTCATCACCATATGAAAGAATACAAAAGTTTAGAAAAATTAGAAATAAAACAAGGAACTGTTTTTATTGTCGAAAATACCGAAGATAGAAAAAACGAGTGGAAAGATATTTTGGGTAAAGAAGTCTTAATCGACGGTAAAAAATTCACGATTAAGGCGGTAGAATCTTTCTGTATTCCAAACATAAAAAAAGGAGATAAGATTGGTTTGCTAGTTTAACAAAGGTCGTCCGTAATGATGTTTAATAAGGATATATGGCAAATAAAAATCTAGCACATACCCAAATAAATAAACTTCTTAGAGTTTCTACTGCGGTTATCCAGTACCCAGTTCAAGATTGGGGGTCAGATTATTGTCAGTATGAAACTTATATATTCTCCGATGACCCACGAATAAGAACAAAGCAAATAATTCACGGAACTTCACACGAAGACAATGACGAAGAACTCACAAAAGTTAGTATAAAAAAGCACAAAGGAATATCAGAGGAATTACTATCGAAGTTCAGTCTTTTACCAGAGTAATGTTTAATAAGGATATGAAAGAACAAAACCAGTGCGAGTGCGGAAATGAACTCTCAACAGTCATTATGGGGCATCCATCTGGTGTCAAAGCAGGCGACAAGATGTGCTCAAAATGTAACCGAGTCTATATTGCCTCCCCCACACAGCAGGAGGATACAGGGTGTGTCCACGGTGCACAGAATTTCTGTGATTGCCAAAAAGCGGATAATTTGTTAAAGCCACAGCAGGAAGGGAAGTGTAATCAAGATAAAGATTGTAAATGTGGTAAAGAATGTGGATTTAACCAGTTTAAAGATGCAATCTATGGGAATATTCTAAAATCTAATACTAAACTTTTTTCTGATTGGAGATTAAAAGCAAACGAATTAGCAGAAATATATGATATTGAAGTTCCAAGCAAATCCCAAGAGATAAAAATAGTACCCTCTCCGCGCATTGACTACTGCGGAGCTTGCAAGAAAGACCATGGCTATGATTGTCCGCTTGACTGGAAGAGAGAAGAAGCCGAAGCGTTTTACAAGTTCACTGATAATTGTCGGAACGGACGAATCAAGGATTTTGACGCTCAAATCGCTGACTACTGGCTCTCACGCATCGAGAAGCTCATAGAATCCGCACGGGAGGAATGGTACAAAAAAGGAATCACTGATAAAAGAGTTTGGAATGGTGTTTATGCTATTGGTGCTGAAGAAGAGAAAGCACGTCTGATTGCGATTGCGGAAGAAATGTCAGACTTTGAGCTTGAAAACGGAAATACCCAAGCAGAGCAAATCTTGCAACACTTCATAACCAAAGCCCAATTACCAGCTAACAAAGACTAACTATGAATAGGGAAAGTTATAGTGCTCGCCAGAGTAGGAAAGCTCGTGAAGAGAACCAACGCATAAAGCATGGCGGTTGTAACCACGACAGTGAGCATTGGTGTGGAAGATGTATCAATATCGGAACAGAAGTTGACTGGCGAGAGTATGGACTTGGCAAAGGGCATATTATAAGCAATCTTCCAATAAATGGGCTCACTAATGAATAAGTAGAGTATGAACCACACAGAAACAAATGAAGATTGGGAAATAGAGTTTGATAAAAAATGTCCGCCTGTCGTAAGCCTATTACCACTAGGATATCGAGAATCTCGTGTAGAAAAAGGAGAGACTGGAGTATTATTTGACATTCAAAACAAGGAAATAGAAAACCGTGCATTGGCATATCACGAAAATGTTAAATCCTTCATCCGCTCCATCCGTCAGTCTGATAAAGAACTCATACTGGGGAAGATGGAGGAATATTTTGACAAAGCATATAATTATCAAAACGATGTTGTAACGGTAAAATACGCTCTCGACACCTGTAAATCTATAGTAGAGGAAGTGATGAAATAACCATGCCTAAGCTCAAATACATAATTCAATGTGAAAAGTGTGGTAAAGACGTAGAACACTGTATAGCAAACAGGAAAGGTAAGTGTTTTGATTGTAAGGTAGATTCGACGAGAAGGAGGACACGAAAGATGAGACTATCACGTATCCACAGAGTTATCGCTTAATAACAGTAATCAAATGAAAAAATATATACTATATGCAGTAGTTCTAGGAGCGCTTATACCGAGTGTTACATTCGCAGCATGGTATAACCCGTTTTCTTGGTTCAAGAAGCCTCAGACGTCAATTTCAAGCCCTACAGAGCCTGTCGTAGAGAATATCCAAGTACCTTCTAAACCAGTTATCACGAATACGATAACTGTAGAAAACCCAAAGCTTCAAGCGCAGATCAATGCGCTTATTCAGTCAAATACTGACTTACAGGTTCAATTATCTGCTATAACAGCTAAATATAATACGCTGGTATCCCAGAATATTGCCCTATCTGCTCAAGTAAAGGAGCTTACAGAAAAGGAAACTGACACAGTTATTGCCGATGTGGTTAAAGACAACCAGATTATCGTTTCAAAAGTTAGCCAAAAAACAGGCAACACTGAAATCAAATTCCTAAATAATTCTGAGCAAAGTGTTGGGATAATAGGTATTACTGTAGCAAAGTATGGCGGTGTAAGCTCGTTGAACGTTAAAGTATCTACAGTAAACGGATCTACCGGAGATAAAGAGGTAACTTTTACAGATAGTAAATCAAACATATATCTTGATAGCGCATTGTATATGCCTGCTCATGGCGAAGGAAAGCTTACTATATACGGTAATGTAGACAATCTCGTTGGTTTGATTAAAACACGACAGATGGATATTCTCGGATTGCCCTTGAAGCTTTACTAAATAAATAGCATCTGCTATACTCTTGGTAGTTAAATATCGCATAATCTGGTGAAAGAGATTGTGAGCAGTATCCGCTTCGCTTTCCTTTCACAAGGCGAGCGGATTTTGCTGTATAGTCCGGGGTGATAGCAAGGGACTTTAAATAGCTTGCGAACGTCAAGGTGCTACTGTCAGCTAAAAAGGACAGCGAAAGGGTTAATACTAACCAAGCCTTTGATTCTCTTATTCTCATTAAATACAATGGGGGTAAGGGGGTCGTAAACAGGCTCAGGGTTAACCACATAATACATATGATAAAAATTAGAATACAGATATGGTTAAGTAGAATGTCTAAAAGGTTGGATAGTTACTTTACTAAAAGGTTCTGGATTAATCAGAATAGAAATGTAAAGAAACTAATAGACTCTATTGATTTAAACGCAGATGGTATAACATTTAAATAATGTTTCCTTTGTCTTTTTCTATTGTGATGTTATAATGATGTTATATGGAGGAAACTCAAGAACAGACAAATAACAGACCTTGGTTATACAAGAAAGGACAATCGGGTAATCCTGGAGGACGTCCAAAAGGTTCTAAATCAATGAAGACCTGGCTCAAGGAAAGATTTGAGTCGATGACTGATGAAGAACGTGAGGAGTTCTTTGATGGAATGAACAAGATAGATTTGTTTAAAATGGCCGAGGGTAATCCTGAAACAAAGTCAGATGTAACAAGCGGAGGCAAGCCGATAATCTTCATTCCTAACGAGATAGCATCAAAACATGCAATAATTCCAAGTCATGAAGAAGAGTCATCCTAATTATAAAAAACAATTGCTGACAAATAGGAAATCTTATCTCAAATATAATGCAATTACACCAAGCACAATCGACGATAGCCAAGAGCAATAAACGCTTTAGGGTTATTAACGCTGGGCGTAGATTTGGTAAAACAATCCTTGCTTCTGAGGAGATTAAAGGCTTTGCTCTAGCTAAAGAAGCTCGCATAGTATATATAGCTCCGACTATCCAACAGGCTAGAGATATCATGTGGAATATCCTCAAAAAGGAGTTATTGCCTATAACTATTAAGTCAAAGGAAGCGCCGAGTCTTGAGCTTGAAGTGATGAACAAAGACGGGGGTAAAAGCATCATTCTTCTTAGAGGTTGGGAAGCTGTGGAGACACTACGCGGACAGGCTTTTGACTTTATTGTGCTTGACGAGGTTGCCATGATGCGTAACTTCTGGACTGGTTGGAATGAGGTTCTATCCCCTACGTTGGTAGATAGAAAAGGATCGGCTATGTTCATCTCTACGCCTAAAGGTTTCAATCATTTCTATGACCTGTATAACATGCAGGATAAAGACACAAACTATCAGTCTTATCACTTTACAACATACGACAATCCTAATATCCCAATAGAGGAAATAGAACGCGAGAAGCTTTCAAAGCCTGAAAACACATTCTCACAAGAGTATATGGCTGATTTCAGGAAGCAGGAGGGCTTAGTCTATAAGGAGTTTAATCGTGATAGACATATTATCCATACAGTTCCAGAATCATTTGTAGAATACATAGCTGGTATAGACTTTGGCTTTACTAACCCTACAGCGGTTATCCACATTAAGCGAGATAGAGACGAGAATTACTTTGTCACTGCCGAATGGTACAAAACAGGTAGAACAGACGAGCAAGTTGGTGATTATGTTAGCTCATGCAATTTCAATAACGTATACCCTGACCCTGAAAGCCCTAGCGCTATAGAGGTATTGGTACAAAAAGGTGTTAATGTTGTTGAAGTAGTTAAAAATAAAGACTCTATCAAGAATGGTATTGATAAAGTACGCAGCCTGTTAAAGCAGAATAAGCTATTTATCCATGCCTCTTGTGTGAACCTTATCAGTGAGTTTGAAACATATGCCTACCCTGAGAAGCGGCCGGATCAGAATGAGCAAGAAAACCCAGTTAAAGAACATGACCATGCGCTTGATGCTCTCCGGTATGCCCTTTCTACTAACCGCGCAAACGATATAACACCTGAGCAACGTGCAAGACGATACATGGAATCTCGAAGAAACTTGTCATCGAATGCAAGGTAAGATATAATATATTCAGTAATTTATGAGTTGCGGACAAGCTCATAATGAAATCAGCCAATCAATATAAAATCTACACCGAACTTGACGAGATAAAATCAAACTATGAAGGATCTAGCTCTCAGAGGATAGAAGGCCTCTACCGTTCCCCTTACAAAGTAATACGTATGTGCGAGTTCTATTCCGCCTCTAAGTATCTTGGAGCGCAACCTATTGTGATGAGCAATGGGGTATATGAGTATAACAAGGATGGAATGGGCCGTGACAAGCCGTTTTATAACATCGTCAACTATCGTGTCACTCTCGCGAAAGTAGCAACTGACCTCGATATCCATGATATCCAGATAGTTTCTGATAACCCAAAATATAATGTTCAGGCTATGCTTCTTAACCGTGAGGCATACGAGTGGATGAAGACTGACTTTGGCCAGACTCTCAACAAGATGGGATTTACTCGCCCTAAGTACGGTGGATATCTTGTAAAAAAGACTGAACTCGGCGGTAAACTAAACATTGAAGTTGTTGATTGGACGAAGGTATACACAGATTTGGTAGATATCATGGGAGGCCCTATTGTCGAGTGCCACCATATGTCTCCTGTGGCTTTGAAGAAAAAGGACGGGACATGGGAAAATGTTACCGATGTACTCCGCGCTCATAAAGGTCTAAAGGACAAAAACAAGACAAATAAAATCGAGGTATATGAAGTACTTGGAGAGTTTCCTAAGTCAGTATTCAACAATGCCAATGGTGAACAAAGCTCAGACGAGGACGACTTTATCTACTCCTTGCAGAAGTACTTTATTGCAGAGGTAGGTGGTAAGAAATACGTCCTTTATACCGAGGAGCCTAAGGGCAAAATCAGTGACTACTACGAATATCTCTCATGGGAAGACCAGAGCCTAGACTTGGGCCGTGGTGTTGTCGAAGATGCAGAGGAAGCTCAGGTGTGGACTAATGATGCTGTCATCAACGAAAAGAATGCCATGGATTTGGCAGGTCGTGTTGGACTCAAAACCAATTCTAAGACTGTAGGCGGTAATATCCTCGAACACGATCACGGAAAGATTTACGAATTGAAGGCAAACGAAGATATCAATTCCTTTAATCTTGCACCGTCCGCTCTCGGCCAGTACCAAAACCAGATAGAAAAGTGGAGAGTTCAGGCTAATGATGCGACGTCTTCATACAACTCACAGACAGGTGAACAGCCACCAGCCGGTACTCCGTACTCACAGACAGCACTTCTTAATCAGGTATCCTCAAAGCCATTTGACTACAAGCGTGAGGAGTGGGGATTGCACCTTACCAAGATATTCAACAATTGGGTTATCCCTTACCTCATCAAGAAGCTCAAGAAGCCGCATACTCTTGTGTCGTCTGACTTTACAGACACAGAACTAGAAATGATTGACGAGTCTATCGCTAATGCAGAAAGCAATAAGATAATCCTCGCAGATGTGTTTGCTGGTGGCGTTCCTCCGACACCAGAGCAACAGCAGGCTATGATCGGTGGTATCAAAGACCAGCTCAAGAAAAATGGAAAGAAGCGTTATGTCGAGATTCCAGAGTCTTACTTTGACGATATCGAGTGCAAGGTAACTGTCATTACAACTGGCGAACAGAAGAATAAGACAGTCATTCTACAATCTCTATCTGAGGTATTGAAGTCGGTACAGGCTAGCTATAATCCAAATACAGGTAAGTTCGGTGTCCTCGAAGACCCTACATTGTCAAAGATATTTAGCGAGATATTGGAGCTTTCTGGAACGGGTATTAGCCCTGTATCACTCGGAATTGGTAAGTCTACACAGGCCATCACAGCCCCACAGACAGCGCCACAAGTGTCGCCAGTACCACAGCAGTCTCAACCATTAGCACCTAGTAGTCTTACGCCATGAACCCACTACTACACTTCTACAACGACAAAACAACGAGTGAAGCAGTGAAGGTGTTTATGCTAGAGCAACTAGAGCAAATGGCAGTAGAGGCGGTATTTTCAAAGAAACCTACAGATGGAATCTTTGAAGCGAAAGAACTGGTCGATAAAATGTTTGCAACATTAAAAGAACTATACGAGCCTAGACAAAAGGCAGTTATAGAATCACCAAGATAATCATATGAAAAAAGCTATGAAGCCAGTAGCAGGTAAGGTTGGATCTAAGACAGTATTTGCGCCAATGCCAAAGAAGGGCAAAACTAAGAATGTGAACAATGGTTCAAAGGTAAAGTTCAATGTCGCTCAGTTCCACGCTAAGAAAGGTAACGTAACAAACTAATGCCACTCATCAAATCAAAGTCAAAGAAGGCATTTGTCTCAAACATTAAGAAGGAGATAAAGGCAGGTAAGCCAAAGAAGCAGGCTGTCGCGATTGCGTATTCTGTTAAAAGAAAAGCAAAATAACATATGGCAAACAACGCACAAGGAAAAACAACTCAAGAGTATCTAAATGATAAAGCTGGCTTTGTCGCTCCTTTGCGTACTGTGCAGGAATGTCTTGCTTCTCTTACAGGTAGAACAGACGCTACAAACGCCAAGATTATTGAACAAGACCTGGCTAATTCGTACGCAACAACTACTGATAAAATAACTCAAGACGCGTTGAACAATAAAGTTGGTGAAGGAGGTGCAACTTTAACAAAACAAGAAGCCGCAAGGCGACTATAGCAGTGTGAGGGCTTAGGGAAGTAACCTCCATAAAAACTTCCCATGGGAGATAACCCTTCAAATCCTAACTATATAGCTTATATATGGAAGAGACAGAATTTGAGACTATCGACTCTACAAACGATACGGAGGAAACCGTACAACCAGAGGGTGCTATAGAAGGGGAAACACTAGAAACAGAACCGGAAGTAGACGCCGCTCAATTGCAGGCGACTAACAAGAAATTGTTTGAGCGTGCAAAGAAGGCTGAGGCAGAGTTGAAGGCTCTCAAGGGGGCCAAGAAACCTGTTCAGGCCACAGCTTCATCGACTAATGTCGAGGAGACAGTATTACTTGCTAATGGTATGGACGAGGAGCTTTTAAATAAGCTCAAGAAAGTAGCAGAAGTACAGGGTACGTCTCTTATCAAGGCACAGAACGATCCTATATTCGTTGCGGTAAAGGAATCGTTTGAAAAAGAAAAGAAGCAGCAAGCAGCAAGTATGCCAGCTTCGAGAGGAGGTGGGACTGTAAAACCTAAAAAGGATTTTAAGTCTCCTGGCCTTTCACGAGACGAGCATAGAGCAATGTTTGAGGCGATTCTTTAATTAGTCGGGAAGCCATTACATACTTAAATTTACAAGTAAATGGCAACATATCCAGCAGGCACAGAAACACTGGCCTCACTTGATTCGTATATCCCTATCTAACTTTGGGGATACAAAATCTTTTCTGATTAATGGGGAAACTCCGACAGGACAACCCTCAAGAACCTTGAAATAATTGTGAAATTGGTGTACCATGATATTGGTATGAAACTGACATCACAATATATAGCAGGATTTATAGACGGCGAAGCGTATCTAGGAATCATTCGTAAAAGCGACACACGTTCAGTGTTGGGACATTACTACAAAGTTTGTATTAAGATTGCTCAAACTGAACATGCAGGTGAAGTGCTACGACTGATTAAAGATAGATACGGAGGCAACATGTCTAAGACTAGAGTTCCTAAAAACCGTAATCAGCGTCCGAGCATAATGCTTGAATTGACTAACGGGGTAAGAATTAAAAGAGTTTTAGATGAAGTCCAGCCATTTCTTATAGTGAAAGCAAAGCAAGCCGATATATTAAGAAAATACATCGAGCTACCTAAGCAGACTAAAGAAAACAGAAATAAATCTGATGCTATGAGGGAGAGACTATATAAGGATATATTAGTTTTGAACAAACGAGGACTTGCAGAGACTGAGTGAAAAGACATCTATGGGAAAATAGATGAAGCGACAGTCCGACCACTGACTATAAATAAAATCAGTGACCTAGCAGAAATGCCCTAGGCGTTCTCGAAAGAGAATAGTAACAATTTGGAAGTGTGGGGAGAGAAGGTAAACGAGTTCTTCCGTGCGAAGCTCGTCGCCGCTCCTTTCTTCACAGACCGTTCAGGAGAGCTTGCAGATGGTGGAGACACCCTCTACACGCCGAACACCACTGAGTTCACCGCAAACGCAAAGACTAACGGTGTAGCAGTCTCGACTAACAGCCCTACCGACACCAAGGTAACCCTCACGGTCACCAACTGGTTCGAGGCATCGTTTGCTATCGAAGACCGCGAAGCTGCACAGGTTAAGCGCTCATACGCTCTCATGGAGCGCTACGCAAAGAACTGTGGTTACGCAATCGCAAAGAAGCTCGACACCGCAATTACCACTCTCTTTAGTGGATTTAGCAACGCAGTCGGTTCATCTACGACTAACCTCGCAGACTCCGATATCCGTAACGCTATCGCCTACATCGAGAATGCAAACTGTGATATCGAGGAGTGTGCATGGTTCCTTCACCCAAACACGTTCTGGAAGCAGGTTCAGGGCATTGACAAGTTTAGCCTTGCGATTAACTCGCCAGTCAACGACCCTACTGCCAAGATGCCTAAGGGTAGCTTGTATGGTATCCCAGTATACGTAACCACTCAGATTTAGTCTGATGCTACGCCATCTGGAGCCCGTGCAAACGCTCTTGCTCACCCTGATGCAATCCACTGGGCAACCTCGCCACTCGGCGGCGGAGGCTCAAAGGCTCCATCAATGGTTGGTTCACAGGGTATCCGTGTCCAGTCAAACTACATTCCTGATTTCCTCGCAACTGTTACGACCGCAGACATTCTCTACGGTGTAGTAGAAAATCGCGATAACGCTGGAGTGTACGTCAAATCGCCTCTCTAATAAGTATTAGCAGATAAGATTGTTCTTGCCCCTTCTATCCAATATCGTTGGGGCAAGGATATTGGAAATAATCTATGAAAGTAAACTTTACCGGAATACGTGAACGAGAATCTACTGTGAAGACAGGAAAGGTGGTCATTTCCCCTAACCTAAAGCGAGAGACTGTCATGCTTGATAGAAACGGTAATGAAATTGACCCTAGAACAAAGCAGATTATCAAGAAAGTAGGCGAAGACGAATAGTATGCGAGTGTACATGATTACGTCGGGCAATTTTGGCTGCTACGTTGTACGCTGCCTTTTGCCACTCGTCGCTAATGGTTGGGCTGGTGATCATACGAGCATCAAAGCATTCGCTAAAACACCAGAAGACAAGTCAAAAGAGGCCCAGCAATCAGATATTGTTGTATTCCATAGGCCTGACGACCCTAAAAAGCTTGAACTTGCCCGTCTTTTAAAGAAACAAGGCAAGAAGATTGTCCTTGATAATGACGATACCTATAAAGATGGGGATAACGGCGGTATAAAGCTCAACACGTACTTTAATGCAGAGCGTGTGAAGCGAGGTCTAGCGACAATCAACAAGACAATGGACGCCTTTACTATCGAGGCTGACCTCATTACTGTATCAACAGAAGTACTTGCCGAAGAATACAGAAAGCTCAATAAAAATGTTGTCGTGCTTCCAAACTGTATAGATCCGTTTTACTTCGACGAGCCACTCCGTAACGAGGGTGACAAGGTTCGTATTGGTATAACTGGCTCAATCGGCATGTCGTCTGACCTTGATGTGCTTAATCCTATATTTAAGCACTACGAGAATGACCCGAGAGTACAGCTTGTATTCTTCTCGCTCCCAGCAAACCCTAAGGATAACCCTATGATGGCGAATGCTTATGAGGACGAGTACAACTTCCTCGAATCAATGAGTGTCGAGTGGCACGCAACAGTGAACATGGACAAGTATTATGACAAGCTTAATTCGTTAAAGTTGGACATAATGGTTATTCCACGTGCTGACAACTACTTTAATCGCTGTAAATCAAATCTAAAGTTCCTAGAGTCCTCAATGTTCGAGATTCCTTGTATCGCTCAGGGTTTTGCCGATGGTAAATCGCCATATCAGGTCAACCCAAAAGACAGCGAGCATATGGTCATAGTCACCGACAATTCAAAGTGGATAGAAGAGATTGAAAAGCTCATTACTGACAAGGAACTTCGCCGTAGCATGGGCAAGAAGGCTCACCAGTATGTACTCGAAAATTATAATATAGAGGACAAAGCCCATCTGTGGGAAGAAGCCTATAAAACTATCGAATAAAATGGAAGAAGAAAAGAAAATCGTTGAAGGATTCGCAGCTCATATGCTGGATAAGATTCAGGAACGTCACAATCGCTATGCACCATTAGGTTGGAAGACTATGGATATGAAGCGGCTGCTCACCCTCCTTAAAGGTGAACTTGCCGAACTTGAAGAAAAAGGTGCTGATATGAAAGACGAGGCTATCGACGTAGCCAATTACGCAATGTTTATCTACGAAAAAGCTAATGATACCAATACAGAAGATTAGTGGTCGGCTCGGTAATCAGATGTTCTTAGTCGCTAGTCTGTATGCTATTGCTAGAGACTGTAAGTTTCCGCTTGTAGACGATAGCCTTGGATATTACTTCCAGAACCCTGCTCATTTTAAAGGGTATGAGAGTGACATTAAGCGCCTATTTAGTGAGGATATTCCAGAAAAAACAGACATGGTTGCTATACACGTGCGCCGTGGTGGTAATCCGATCAATCCAAACGAGCCTAATTACACAGAAAACCCATTCTATGTAAACCTGTCAGAAACGCCATATTATCGTGATGCTATGGCACAGTTCCCCGATGCAGACTTCCTTATATTCTCAGATGATATCGAGTGGTGTAAAAGACAGTCAATGTTTGCAGGGTGTGAGTTTTCCGAAGGACGTACAGAACTTGAAGACCTTAATTTGATGGCCTCATGCACCGGCCATATTATTGCGAATAGCTCATATTCATGGTGGGCGGCATATCTTGCGCCGTATACTAAGAAAGTTATAGCTCCGTTAGCTTGGTATTCAGACGGGGATTTAGAACGTACTAAATGTCCGGAGACATGGCTGAGAATGTAAAAGTTTCAATTGTAATTCCGTATCATACTTTTGATGGTAGCGGGGAACTTCTAAATCGCTGTCTTGATTCGATCCGAGGACAGTCATTTCAGGATTATGAGATTGTTATAAAAAAGACAGGAAAGGGAATGTCTCACAATCTCAACGAAGCCATAAAAGAGGCTAAGGGAGACTTAATTAAGGTATTGTTCGCAGATGACATGCTCCGTGATAAACACGCCTTAAAACGCCTTGTAGAAGCTCACAGAGGCCATTGGACAGTCACAGGTTGTGTACATACAGACTCAATACGTGTTTTCAATGAACACTACCCAACTTGGAACGATGAAATCATATACGGCAACAATACAATCGGCTCTCCGTCCGTTCTGATGATGACTAATAGTAAAGACCTTCCAAAGTTTGACGAGAATACGACTTGGCTCACAGACTGTATCTACTATAACGAGCTATATAAGAAATATGGTGAGCCTACTATCTTTAACGATATAAACGTCGTCATAGGCCTACACGGTGGACAGCTTACCAATACGCTTACAACAGAAGAAAAGGAGTTAGAAGAAATCTATGTCAAAAATAAACTTACCTGACGTTACACTGATAGTTGTATCTGGGAAAGACCTCGAAGGTCACCTTAACGCGATTGAAAAATCAACACAGGGTATAAACTTTGGGGCAGTTGTCATGGTGGCAAAGCAATTTGAAACGATAGACGACTGGAATGAGTACATCATTTATCACTTAAAAGACCATTTCAACACCTCACACTGTCTCTTAATCCATGCGGATGGCTATGTTATTAGCCCTGAAATGTGGAAAGACGAGTGGCTACAATATGACTATGCTGGCAGTCCTTGGCCGTTACCTATAGACGACTTTAGCTATCGAGACGAGGAAGGAGAGCTACAACGAGTGGGTAATAGCGTGGGGCTTAGAAGCAAGAAACTGTGCGAACTTATAGCAACAAGACCGTGGAAATCGTACTACGGAAACAGTAATGAGGACGGTTTCATATCATGTCACAATCGTAAATGGTTAGAATCACAAGGTTGCAAGTTTATGCCGTTTGAAGAAGCATTACTATTTGGTAGGGAGACGTTATTGCCTGAGTACACAGGTGATACTTTCCTATTTCACCGATGATTGCCGGATATTTCCACGAAGGGTCAGGCCTAGGTAACCAGCTTCACCGCTATATCGCTACCCGTTGTCTTGCCCTAGATAAAGGGTATGAGTTTGGTATGCGTAATCCTGAGCTTTTTAAAGGTGCATCATTCCTAAACCTTGATATGGGTAAGCCAGTCGAAGGCATAGAACACGAGTTCCAAGAGCAAAAGGTAGAGAATCACGAAAAATGGGACGTCAGGGGATATGACCCCAAGGTATTGGAAGTAAAGGATAATACAGTTATTGACGGCGAGTTCCAAGACCCTAAGTACTTCATGCACCACATTGATGAAATACGTGATTGGCTAAAGGTAAAGCCGTTAGAAATGCCCGATGATTTATGTCTGATTTACATTCGTGGTGGGGAATATAAGTATGTCCCGTCCGTATTCTTGCCAAAGGAATACTTCGAGAAGGCAATAAACATAATGAAGTCTAAAGGCATTACTCGATTTAGGGTTGTATCTGACGATCCAGAAGTAGCGAAAAGATATTTTCCTGAGTATGAGTTCACTGATGACTTTGAAAATCACGATATGGGCCGTGATTGGCGAATGGCTAGATACGCAAAATGGCTGATACTTCCCAATAGTAGTTTTGCTATATTCCCAGCACTCATAAACAAAGATGCGAAGCTTATAATCGCGCCTAAGTTCTGGGCAGGATATAACAAAGGATACTGGCAACTAGAAAGTAACCAATATCCCCAATTTACATACATACATCATATGTTATAATTGTGTGTAACTAAAACATTTAAAATGAAAAAGATATTTCTATGGGGCGATTATGGAATCCTATTCGCCGGAGTTAAGTACCTAAAACAGTCTGAGGACTTTATAATGCTTACATTGAAACACTCGAAGAATCCTCGTGGACAGACTGAGGTCATGCTTGAATCAATAAAATATATTCCTAATACCGATTATATTGGTGGATATAGAAGTATGTTCAAGTACTTTAAGCAGGAAAAACCTGACTTTTTGGCCGTTGTGTCGGGGCATCAATCAATAGATTCGATTGCTGAGTTCAATAAGACAAAGTTTTTCTGTGAGGAAAACGAGGCGGAACTAATTGTGGTGAATCCTATTATGATGGATAATGTGAGGACAGTGATGCCTTCCAATATCTATGAACAAGTTAGACTAATTTTAAATAAAGAGCTTGTATAAGCTCTTTTATTTCATATGAAACTTTTAGACTCAGAAGAATTGCAGAAAATGGTTGACTATTCCTTCGGGGATCAATCAGGAGTACTTGGTGGTGTACCGAATGCGTACATGAAGAAGGCAAATAGAAGTAATAAAGACTTTATGGACTTCTTTTGGCGTGAAATGAGAACTGATAAGCCGGTCACTTTGTTTATAGACAATGTCCGCCTGTATCGTCGTCCTTTAGAGTATTCTGACTGGTTACATCGAAAGCCAATATCCGCACAGGATAGACAATGGCTTAATCAGTTTGAAGATGAGGATTTACTCGAACTGTGTGCATCATTTCCTAAAATACAATTTATAATTTTCACCGCCCTTGAAGATACCCCACTCGATGAGTATATCCTCGATAGGATTCCAGATAATGTCCTCGCAATCCACGCCGCGAATGGTGTGATATTTGGTGGAAAGATACACCCATATCCTCATGGACTTGAACGCATGATGCACAATGGATACGACCACCAAGATATTCTAGGAGCGGCTATGTATAACAATGAAGAACCGTCAAAGCTTCTCTTTGTTGCTCACCGGACTGATACAGGAAACCGCGCATCAATCGGTGCATTATTCCAAGATAAAGAATGGGCAACTGTGACACACCTTCCATACCAACAGTATTTGAACGAAATGAAAAAGCACAAGTTTGTGCTGTGTCCTTCGGGTAACGGGATAGAATCGGCTCGCAATTGGGAAACACTCTATATGCGCCGAGTGCCAGTGTTCAGGCGTCACCCGTACCTTGAAGAAATGTTCAAAGACTTTCCGTGTCTATTTGTTGATGAGTTTGATGAAGTTACAGAAGAACTACTACAAGCTAACCAGCATCTTTTTGAGCAGGCACAGACTATGGATATGGAAAAGCTCGACCTTGATTATTGGTTTAAAAAATGCACAAATGTCTAAAGTATACGACTGCTTCATGTATAACGGAGAGGAAGATATTCTTGAAATTCGTTTAAATATTCTCGAACCGTATGTGGATTACTTTGTTCTATGTGAATCGACAGAGACATTTAGCGGAAAGGATAAGCCACTTTATTTCAAACAAAATGCTGAGAAATTTTCGAAATGGAAGGATAAAATAATGCATTTAATTGTTACTTGCAAAGATCAATTTGAGAATGCATTCGAGCGTGCCGCATGGCAAAAAGACAGTATCCGAGAATGGCTTGATGATATGAAATTAAACGATGAGGATATTGTTTATTATGGTGATGTAGACGAAATATGGAAACCACAAGAAGTCGGAGAAAAGGTATATAAATTAAGGCAAAAATGCTATTCCTACTACCTGAACATGCGCTCGAGCGAGGACTGGCAGGGAACGAATGTTTGTAAGTATAAGAACCTCTACGACCTTAACGAACTCCGTGCAAACCATGACGTTGTGCTAGAAGATGGCGGCTGGCATTTCACAAACATGGGAGGAGTAGAACAACTTACAAAAAAACTTGAATCATACGATCATCAGGAAAATTTCACACCAGAGATTCTATCTAAACTAGGGGAAAGAATTGCGAATGGCGAAGACTA